GATGATTTAAATAATCTAGAATTTGATGCATCAGGACGTATTTATAAATGGTATAATAACGCTGTAGGTCATGAAATAGGTCAAGATTTAAATAATACCACTTCAAGTCAAAATCGTCCTTTTTATAATCAAAATAAAAATTGTGTTAGTTTTGAAGCTGATTTTTCAAATTTTACTCTTAATAGTTTATTTACCACTGGCGACGGTTTTGTTGGTTTTTTGACTGGGGATCGTTGTTGGTTTATTGTTTATGAGTTTGATGATTTAAGAAGAGGTGATTACGGCTTTACAATAAAACCAAACATAGCAAGTATAATTGATACAGATTTATACGCCGCTTCAAGATATCCAACAGATTGCGCAAGCAGCGGTTTTTTAGGGATCTCCGGTAATACTGATATATATAAATGGAATTTAAATACTTCTGTTGGTTCTCAACAATTTGTCATTAATGCAACAGGAAGTGCAGAGAATAATCCATTAAATGTAAATTCAGCTTTTTCTGCTTCTAAGGTATTGAGCAATAAGAACATTATTTCTATTATAAAAAATGATACGACAAATAATTTAAGATTAAGAAACAATGGATATGAATTATTAAATATAAACAGCACAAATCATTTCAATTCTGGATGCAGTGGTTTAATGATAGGCGCGGCAAATAATAATCATCCTTCTCAAAATAATGTATTTAATTATGATGGTTCAGATATTTCTTATTATGAAATATTGGGTTTTGCTAAAACACCAACTGATGATGATATATTGGCGGTAGAAAAATATCTTTTTGAAAAACATTTTACAAATGATGATGGCTTATATATTTGTAAATCTAATTTTACTGTTTCTGATTATCGTTATTCTCCAATAAATATAACTGGATCTCAATATCTAACAAAAGAAATCGATTCTGTTTTTAATAAAACATATGGATGTTCGGCCAGTTTTTCTACAAAAGCCGAAAGAATGAACTATGGAGATAATTATTTTACAAATGTAATACCTAATATAAATAATTTAAATTCACAATTTAATTTAAATTATGATGGTCTTACTGATATTCAAGCTAAATGTCTAATAGGATTTTTTCAAAACACTTTCGAATATACTCCTAAAAATATTCTTGATTCTTATGAAAATGTTAAAATAGATTTATTCTTTCCATATAAAAACAACTCAAAAATTTATTTTTCTGATTTGCAATATAATTCGGTAGAAGCTAATTTAAATAAGATTTCAATCAAATGCGAATCAGCTTATGATTCTAGTTTAGACTATAGAGGGTTTCAGGTTACTGGAAAAGATGTAACTTCTTTTTTTAACGAAACTAAATCTTATTTTAAGAATGACGTAGTCTATTATAATACAAATGCAGAAAGTCAAAAAGGTTATTATTGGTATACTGGAATAGATAATACTATTCCCGCACATACGCAAAGACCTTCTGGAGCAAATTCATTATTTACAAGATCTTTTTATTTTCAACCAGAATTAGATTTTGAAATTCCAATTTCTCCAAAATTTACAAAAACAGAATTCAATAATTCTGCCGCTGCTTATGAGAACTATGGAATTAATAAAACTAATTTAGAATTTACATATAATTTATCAAATAGATCTGATAAAGAAACTGAAGCTATTTTAAAATTTTTAGATTCGAATGCTGGTTTTAAAATTTTTGAAATGACATTGCCAGCCCCTTATAATAAATTAATAAATGTTTATTGTCCAGAATGGAATCATTCATATAAATTTAAAAATAATCATGATCTTTCAGTCAAATTTATAGAATTTAAAGGTTTAACAGAGTCGGACATATATTTTAATACGTTAATAAAATTATGACATATGTAAATACAACAGGAAAACATATTGGTGAATGCTTGACGGGTTTTGGATCTAGTTATCCAGTAGTAATTTATAATAGTGGAAATTCTGATGTAGAGTACGCTATTGATGTCAAAAATAATACAAATGTCTTTTCTACATCTAATTCTGAATTAATAATTAATAACGGTTCGACTGGAGTCTTTTATATATTTTATAAACCAACAATCACTGCTTCTGCGGCTGATGAAACAGCGGATTTTACAATCTTTAGTCAATCTGTTGAAGATGGAGCTATTGATCCAAGCGGTTTAATAACAATAAATGCAACTGGATCAAGAATAATAACCAATACAGCAGGAGCAGTGCGTAAATTTGTAGCTTTAAAAAATTACGATGTAAATAATGGAATTAATTATGATTTTAGCTGGTTACCTCCAACTGGTACTGGATCTTTGAAAAATTATTATTTTACAGGATATCAATTAGATATTGCAACAGGTACTGATTTTGTAACAAATACCGTTTTTACGACTGGAATAATTAGCGCTCAAAACACGACAAACAATCCTAAATTTGCGTCTTTTTATGGATATCCAGAATTAGAAAATACAGTAAATGTTTCTAAAAAAGATTTTCCAACTTTAATTTTAGACACTGGTTATTATGCAAGAATTTATACATATAGCACTAACAATACTGGAATAAGTATTTATGCTACAGGTATAGATTCGGTTAGTGAACAGTTGTCTGAAGAAGTTATTAATGGAAATTCTGGAGTTAAACCAAACATTGAATTCAAGAAAAAAGCATTAAACGTTTATATAGAAAATGGTAATTACATAAATTACGATTTATCACAAAAAATATTAAAAACAAATCAAACAATTTCTGATTTTACATTTTATTCCGGTATAAATGTTTATTTTCCAGGAAATTCAACGTTCTCTTCTAAAGATGAAAATAGTTATGCTGTCGATTTAAATAATGTAGTATTACAAAACTTCACGGGAGATGCAAATGGTACTTTTATTAATTTTTACATACCTTACAATTGCAATATAATTGGAAACTTTGGAAAAGGTGGAGATATTATTACTTCTGATGTGTGGATGAATACTGATAAAAAAGGGTTTCTACAAAGCGTGTTAGACAAAACAACAGCAGAATACAATAAAACAAACCCAACATTATCAGATTCAAAATCTGGTGGAAATGTATTAAAATTAGACGCTAAAACAGATAAGGATATAAAAGATTTTATTTATAATATTTATACGGAAAAAAATAGTTTCATAGCTGCTGGTGGAGGTGGTAATAAAGCTGGCATAGCTGAAATTGCAGGAGTTGGTGAGGCTTATGGTTTAAGTTCTGATAATTTAATAAAAGGGACTCTTTATCAATTAAATGGAGCTTTTAATAAATATGGAATAAATACTAAATATGATCTATTTAGAGGACAAGCCACTCATGTTAGAAATGGAGACGCAATTACTACATCGTCTACTATTGTTGCTTCTTTTTTCTCAAATAAATCAGAATATGGAGAAGACGGTTCTAATACTTTTTATTTTAAATATTTAGATCAGATTTCTACTTTTAGTTTTAGTAGAGATAAGTATTATCAACCTGAAATATACACTGACGTAAATAGTTTTCCTATAGATGGTAATCCAAGAGGTTTAAGTTTTGTAAGTATGCCTGGCGCAGTTTCTCAAGCTGGAAATTTAATTAAAAAATACTCTAATTCGTCGTTAAGGTATTCTTTATACAACACTGATATACCTACTGATTATATTTTTAGATTAGAAAATTCTTTATTGACAAGCTCGTCATCTTGGGTAGCACAAAACAATAACGCTTCAACAATTTTTACTTTAAATACGTTAAGCGGAGGAGTTTCATATAATTCTAATTTTAATTCAACAGGATACAGAGCTTTAACTATTACAAACGGTTCTCTTTCTGGGCTTATTTCTGGCTCATCAACTTGTAAGAATTTTGATTTGTATCTAGTTGGTTGTTTTGGGGGAACAATGACTCCACCAAAAACCTTCAACTTGATAAATTGGTATGCAGACGCAACCAAGATAAGCCAAAAACACGTAAATTTCAAACAATTCACTGATACAAATGTTTCTATTAATAATTTTGCAGAGTCTAATACTTTTAATTTTTTCACTTCTTTATTGTACAATTTTAAAATTAATAATGAAGCGACAAAAGATTTCTTTTTATTCAATAAAGGGGCTGCAAATTCATATTATCAATTGTCTAAATGTTTGAATACTAGTTCTTTCACGATATATCCATTCATTTTAAATATAAAAAGAACTGGATCGGTTTATACAATATACGTAAACGGGCAATTGCATACTTTTTATGATTTAAATTTTAGTACAGAATCATCAGCAAGAAATATAAATAACTTTATTTCAGAAATATTATCTACAACATTTAGATTAGAAAATAACGACACTGCAATGTCTACTAGTTTTTTTGATATTTTATGTTACAATAGAGTTCTATTTAATGATGAAAATAGAAAAGTTAATAATCATTTATTGCAAAGTTATATGAAATTATTTACAGGAATAGCTTCGAATTCTTATTTAAATATTACTGATAGAGTTAGGTTTCCAAATATTTTTAATTTAGCTGGTAAAATATCATCATTATAATGAACACTTTATTTAAACTTAATAATTATGTAATATTAGATTTATTTGAAATAGAATTGGAATCTAACGAAGGGTATTTAAGATTTCATGGGTCTAAGAATTTTAACAAAAATTTATTTTTCCAAAATAAAGAATATATTTTTATACCTTGTGAGTTTTCTTCTTATGAAACCTCCTCGGACGGTAGGCAAAGTAGACCTAAATTGCAAATCGGTAATATAAATAATTATTTTTCTAAAGTGTTGCAAGACAGAAACGATCTTATAGGTAAAAATTTTAATAGAAAAAAAATATTAGCTAAAGATTTAGACGTTAGTAATTTTGAAAATAACATTAATCCATATGGAATATCTAGTTTTAATACTTATATAGCGTTTGATAGGTTTGTGGTAAACGCAAAGATTGCAGAAAATTTAAATTTAGTAGAGTTGGAATTAACAACAAAAGTCGATGTTGAATCATTATCTATTCCTGCAAGAAAAATTACTAATGATACGTGTTCGTGGAATTATAGATGTTATGGATGTAATTATGGAAACAATAGAGATTATTCAGGGCCTAAATTACCAGTAACAATAGCGGGTGGTTTCAACGGTTATTTAGGAGCGCCAGTTGCTGATGAAAATGATAAAGTTTTTGTTAAAAAAGCGAATAGCACTAATTCAGGAGATTTATATGATTTACCTTATAATGGCAGTTATAATTTAACGAGCTTAACATATAAAAATGAATGGTTGGCTACCACTTCTTATGTGGTTGGAGATTTTATTTATGTAGATGCTGTTTCTAACGCTAATTTAGAAAACGATGAATCGGAAATAGTTTCTTTAAACAAACCAAAAAATTATTTTGTTTGCATAATTAATAATGTAAATAAATATCCTTCACAAAATACTGACGTTTGGAAACAAGATAAATGCTCGCGTACTTTAAGAGGATGTAGATTAAGATTTAATGATAATGTTAATTTAACTAAGGATAAGCCGTATTTACCATTTGGGGCCTTTCCAGCTACATTCCCATACAACAATGAATCTAAAACCTGAAATACATGATGAATTGCGATCTTATTCTAATAAAAATGCTAATGAAGAGGTTTGTGGGTTTATTGTAGAAAAAGACTCGGTAATTAAATTCATTCCAGTCGATAATAAACACCCAGAAAAACAAAATCACGTTTTAGTTTCTCCTAAAGATTACTTGCAAATAAAAAATAATTACACAATTTTATACTATTTTCATAGTCATCCTGAAAGCTTTGATTTTTCTAATGTTGATTTATTTTATCAAAAATATCATAATTTAAATATGATTATCTATGATATTAAACAAAACATCTTTAAAGAAAAGAAGTGTAAATTAATATAATATATGGTTAATATTAAATTACATGGTATTTTCGAAAACTATGTGAAAACAGAATGGCATTTAAATGTCAAAACTGTTTTTGAAGCATTTGAAGCTATTGAGGCTAATAGTGGAAAATTGTTAGAAGCTTTGGGTAATTTTCAGGAATATTTAACACACTTTATCATATATGTTGATGATAAACCAGTAGCTCATGAATATTTTAATTCGCCAATATTAAAAAAAGATTCGAAAATAGAGGTTGTTCCATTGATATTGGGATCAACACTTGGTTTTGATATATTAATTGCTATTCTTTTGATAGCGATATCGACAGGAATTTCAATGTTAATAACCAGTTTAATGACTCCAAAAGCCCCAAAAGATATTAAAAATAATTCAAGACTCTTTTCTGGTTATGAAAACGTAACTAAAAGAAACGTGTCAATTCCTATAGGTTATGGAAGATTGAAAATAGGAAGTATCGTTGTTGCCAATGATGTAATATTAACAAATAAAATTAATAATAATTAATTTATGGGCGCGAATTCAATATATCCAGTAAGATTAACGGAAGACATGGAAAGAGATATTCCGCAAAGTATTGGAGCTTCAAATCAGGTTCAGCAGGGTTCTAACAGTTCAGATCCAAATTTATTAATAAACACATCTTCTTTAAGCGCTTCCTCATCTGGAGCAGATGTAGTTAAAATATTTATAGAAAATGATTTAGTTTCTACGATATCATATGCATCTTCTTTTATAACAGCAGATGCGACTTTAGATACAGAATCTTTTTATGAAAGCAATGATCTTTTATGTGAAGGGCCTATTGAAGGTTTGGTAGATAAAGATGGTAATATTTTAAATTTGCTTGATTTGAATTCTACGGTTAAAAATAGAAATTCTTCATTAGCTTATGGTATTTATTACAACGATATTTCAGTAAAAGATAAAAACACAAATTTATTAAATTTAACAGCAGCTAATTTTAATTTAACTTTAGGAAATGAAGTAAACAATTTTAATGATATATCAAGCAGTGTCTACTCTTATGATTCTAGAGTTTACGATTTAGATCAAGATCCAAATATAGCTAGTTTTAATAATTTAGATAAATCGTATATAGGAGAACAGTTTTCTGATTTAACGTCTAATCCATTATATCAACAATTAATATATTTAAAAAATAAAGCGAGAAGCTTCTCTCATTATGTAAAAAATAAATATATAACTTCAGCGACTGTAAATGTAAAAATAGATACATGCTTTTATATAGGAGGAAAAGGAGAAACTTGTGGAAATAATATTCGTTTTGTATTATCGGTTACTAATGTTACAGAAAAAACTACAACATATTTTTATTATCAATCTTACTTTGTTGCAAAAGGAAATCCTGTTGTAATACCAATTCAAATACAATTTAAGAGAGGAGCTAATTTATCTGGAAATCCTCCAGAATATTTAATAAATGTGTATAGTGTAGAAAAAAGATTGACCGCAATTGGTTCAAAAAATAGAACATTAAGTAATAATTCTAGAAGTTTCTCAATAGATTCTATAGTTGAAAGAGTAGATTATGCGTTTTCTTATCCTTATTCAGCGGTTTGTCAAAATACAATTAGCGCTAAACACTTTGCTAATATTCCGGTTAGAAGTTTTGATTGTAAATTATTAAAAGTAAAAGTCCCGAATAATTACGACTCTGATGCTAGACAATACGATGAGGATTGGAGCGGAGATTTTAGTAAATTATTAAAATGGACTGATAATCCGGCTTGGATTTTTTATGATTTATGTATAAATAGCAGATACGGTTTAGCTAAATCATCAATGTCTGAAAAAGATTTAAATAAATGGGAGTTATATAAAATATCTAAATTTTGCGATGAATTAGTTATTACTAATGCTGGAACCAAATATAAAGAAGATGAATTCACTTTCGATAATAAAATACAATTAAATCAAACAGATTACAATACAATAACTTTTACTTCAATTGAGGCTTTAAATACATTACAAACTAGATACCCAGAAAAAAGCATAATATATTTATATAATATAAAGAATAATCTTGATGAAAATATAAACATAAATTTTAAAAAAATTATATTGTCAGTAACAAAAGTAGGAAATACAGTAAAAATAAAGTTATGTAATGATTTTGGTATTAGAAAATTTATTGAATCTGATAATTCTGGTAGATTTTATGATTCTTTAAAGCAGTATATCGTTGGGAATCCTGAAGTTTTAAATACAGAAGATAACGCTAAAAGCTTTGCTATATCGTATTTAAATAATATATCAAATTCAATAAATACATATGATTCTACCGCTGAAAACATATCGTTATCTTTTAGAAATAAAAAGATTTTTGATAGCTCTTTAAATGTAGCGTCTGGAAAATGTGTTGTAAAACATCCAGAATATGGAGATTTTTTAGAACCTAGATTTTCTGCTAATATCTATATAAATGAAGCCACAGAGGGGTTGAAAATATTAAGTGATTTATCGTCTGTCTTTAGAGGTATTTTTTATTTTAAAAATGGTCTTTTAAATTTAAATACAGATGTGAAAAAAGCTACTTCTTATGTTTTTACAAATTCAAACGTAAAAGAGGGTCTTTTTAATTATAGCTCTTCTAATTTAGAATCTTCATATTCGGTTGCTAAAGTATCATATTTAGACAAAACAGATAATTTTAAAGATAAAGTGGTCTATGTTGAAGATTCTGCATTAATAAAAAAATACGGTTTAATAGAAAAAGAAATATTAGGCTTTGGAATAACTTCTAAGTATCAAGCCGAAAGAATAGGTAAATGGTTTTTAACAACAGGTAAACTAGAGTCGCAAACAGTTGCTTTTTCCACTGGTATAGAAGCTAGTCTTTTAAAAATAGGAGATATAATTAGAATAGCAGATAATCTTAAAAATTCTAAATTGGAATTTGGAAAGGTTACGTCTTTAGATTTTAAAAATAATTATATATATATTGATAGAGAGCTTAAAAACGATGTGATTGGTAAAAGAATAAAAATTTTATCAATTGTTAACGACGAACCATTAGAAAGCACGTTGAGTATTTTTGAAAGCGATAATTCAGAATTAAAATTAAAATTATTGCCTTATGATTATTTTAGTTGGAATATAAAAAGCAAAGCTATAGCTTCTGATAATGGAAGAACCTTATCGTCTGATTTGATTTCAGCGGCAGCTTGGGATAAAAAAGCTTTTACAAAGCAAAGTTATGTTGAAGATTGTCAAATTTCTTTTAAAGTTGCAGAAGTTTCTCAAATTTTTATTTGTGGTTTAAGTTCTGCTAATAATATATCAAATAGTTATGAAGATATTCAGTATGCTTTTTATATAAATAGCGGAAATTTATTAGGAGTTTTTCCTGGTTATCCAGTAGCGGTTCCATTTAATTTTAATAAATCTATAACAAGTTCTGATTTATTGACCATATCATATGACGGAGTTAACGTAACTTTTTATTTAAATCAACAAAAATTAACAGATCCACAGCCAAGAACGAAAGGGAATCCTTTATATGCGGTTGCAGCTTTTAATACTCAATTTGCAAAAATAAATGAAATAACATTTTCTAGATATCCATTGCCAATGTATAATAGCTTTTCTAATTTAAGATCTGACGCTAATTTTTCTATATATTTAGAAAATGATGCTGAACAAGAAGATTTATATAGAGTTGTAGGTATGAATGAAGCGTCTGCAAACGAATATGGAATTTCAGCTATGAAATACAATGCTGAAAAATTCGATGTTGTGGACAAAAATGAATATATAGATGAAAATCAATACAATAAAAAACAAGTGATATTTGCTACAGATGATTATATAAGACCTGCTTTTTCTGATACTGTAATAAATGAAAACATAAAACAAACACCTTTATCTTATATCCAAGCGATAAATATTAATTTTGATTATTCTTTTTCTATAGAAAATGAGATTTTAACAGACGCTTTCAATTTTAAAAACTACCTAAGTATAGAGATTAATTTTATTAAACTGTTTTCTATATTAGAGAATAATAAATATATCAATGGTTTATACTGCACAATCATAAAAGATGGAAAAGTTTTAAAATTTAAACAATATAAGAACCAAGCAGGTAAAATTTCTATTTTTCTTGGACAGAACATATCATTACAAAACAATAATACTGTAGTGTTCGATATAGATTTGTATGCTTTTGATTCCAATATGCGTTTAATTAATGTGTAAAGTATAATATGGCATTCATTAGCAACACAGGAATTGATTATGATAGCGCTTTTGCTATAAAAAATATTGATTTAAGTTTAAACGGTATTTTTTCGTCAAAGAATACCACTTATTCGCCAACAAGTTTTGGAATAGATCCTTCGAATTCCTTTGTCAGCGGCTTCATGGCTGAAAATCAGGTTTCTTTGTCTTGGGTTGTAGAAAGACCAATAACTAAAGATTTAATTACTTCTTTTGTTAACGATGTGGGGTTTTCTGGTTTTTATGTTAATTATTATGATACTGGAAGAAGTTTAATTTTTACAGATACTAACGCTTTTAATAGAACTAATTATAAAATAACTTCTCAAGAGTTGTTTAGTATATTCTCATCGATTACCGGATCAAATAGTGCTGTTAATTATAATCAATTTTTTATTGATATAGTAAGTCAAGATTTTCAAGGCAGAACAAGCACTGGAACTGCTTTAATAAATTTTGGCGTGCCAAGTGTACAAATTAGTGGTTATAGCATAGATAACACAACAAATTTAAATTTAAACTATACAGATAGACAAATAATTGAATCTTTAGATTTATTTGTAACAACTGGTCAATCTTTTGATCCTTCAAGTCAAGATTATTTATATTACGCAAATTATAACGCTCCATCTTTAGATAACGTTTATGTTCCAGATTTAATTCGATTAAATCAAAATCAACTAACAGATAATGAAATAAGGCTTCCTTATTATGTTCATTTGATTCCTTATAGTTATTTTTCTAGCGGTCAAAAAATAACGTCTTCAGGTATAAAACCGTCTTCTTATTCTGAGGCATTTTTGCCAGAAAAAATAAATAATGTTACTGGCTATGCGTTTAATAATTTTAATAAGACTTCTAAAGAATTAGATTTAAATATTTTTGTGAAGTGGGATGCGATTACAGAGTCTCAAGATTGTTCGTTTCATGTTTTAGTTGAAGAGAGTGGATCTAACTCTAATAAATACGATTATTTTTTACAAAATAGATCTTTAGATAAAATTTCATCAATATTATACGGTACTGGAACTGGATTAAGTTCATCTGGTACAATTTTTCAAAATTATGGGTCTTCAGGAATACGATGGAATGACCATACAATTTATACTGATAATTTAGGTTCTTTGCCAACAGGTATTTATGATCAATACTCTACAGGAATAAATTATATTACAGAAATAAGAATACCTTCTGGAATTTCAAATTCTTCAGAAGTTTTTCTATGCTATGATTATACTGGTAATAATGAATTTAGTTTTTTGCCAAGTGGTGGATATTTTAGTGGTAATGTATATACTGGCACGTATTCTGATGTTAGATATTTATCAATTTTCACACCTAATATTAGTGGGTTCAATGATTTAAATGATACTGTAACAGGAATACAAATAGCAAAAAGAATAACTGGTTTTGCTGATTTTGTATATTCTACAATAGATCCATCTTTTATTTTTCCAGTAAAAGAAGATGCTAATTATTTTGTTAAAGTTCGCGCAATTAATACTGATGAGGTTGTTTCAGAATTCTCAGATACTTTATATATTAGTTCTGGATATATAAATCAAGCAATAAATCTTAGTCCGTTAAGTGGTAAAAAAGTAATTGATGGATCTGGTGTTAGTGGCTATTTGCCAGTATTTTCTGATTCAGATAGTTTAACAACAGGTACGTTGTATTATAGTGGTAGTAATAATTTAGTGTTTACTGAATTGCCAACAACAACAACTTCAGAAAATTTATATAAATTAGTAGTTGAAGATAACATTGTAAAAAAACAATTAGATACAGGGAGCGGCACTTCTTTAATTGAAGAGTTTACTGTTGCTGCTCATGGTTTTATTGCCGGTGATGTTATTAGATTCGATGGAACAAATTATTTTAAAGCGCAAGCAGACAGCGCCGCACATGCAGAAGTATTGGGTGTTGTTAAGTCGGTAACTGCAAATACTTTTAAAGTGGTAGTAGATGGATTGATAACTGGTTTGTCGGGTTTGATTGCTGGAACTGTTTACTTTTTAAATACGACTACTTCTGGAACATGGCAATCAGTTGAGCCGACAGCTTATGGTGAGATATCCAAGCCAATATTATTCGCGTTATCAGCTACAACTGCAAATGTGTTAACTTTTCGTGGTATTGAAATCACACCTGTTAGTGGTACATCAGGAACTTCTGGATCAAGTGGAACTTCAGGATCTAGCGGAACTAGTGGAAGCAGCGGTTCGTCAGGAACAAGCGGCACTCCAACAGTGGCTAATACTTTAGCTAGATATAGTAATACTCCTCAAACTATAACTTCAAGTACAGATACTATAGTAGATTGGAATACCGCTGATACTGCAAATAGTCAAGGGTCTACTGGTTTAACTTTTAGTTCATCAAATAGATTTACAAATAGTTCTGGAGCGTCTTATATTGTAAATATTGATGGTTATGTAAGTTGGGCATCTGGGGGAACCGCTGGTACTACTAGATCGGTATTTATAGTTAAAAATGGAAACACAGCTTCTCTTCAAGGTAGATATTCTTATAATAGCGTATCGACTAATAATGAGTATACGGTAATAAATTTTAGTTCTACATTAACATTAGCAAATAATGATTTTTTTGAAATATATGTTTTTCATAATGATTCGACATCACAAAATATAAATGTAAGAAACGATTATCCTGCAAGTAGAATTTTAATAAGTAAAATTGAAGGAGTGCAAGGGCCATCTGGTTCATCAGGCACAAGTGGATCAAGTGGTACTAGCGGAAGCAGTGGAACTTCAGGTTCTTCTGGTACAAGCGGTTCATCTGGCTCTTCTGGAACAAGCGGTTCATCTGGTTCTTCTGGAACAAGCGGTTTATCCGGTTCTTCTGGAACAAGCGGTTCATCCGGTTCTTCTGGAAGTAGCGGAACAAGTAGTTCATCTGGAACTTCTGGAAGTAGTGGCACAAGCGGCTCTTCTGGCACAAGCGGTTCTTCTGGAACTTCTGGAAGTAGCGGAACAAGTGGTTCATCTGGAACTTCTGGAAGTAGCGGAACAAGTGGTTCATCTGGAACTTCTGGAAGTAGTGGTACAAGCGGCTCTTCTGGAACTTCTGGAAGTAGCGGAACAAGTGGTTCATCTGGAACTTCTGGAAGTAGTGGCACAAGCGGTTCTTCTGGAACTTCTGGAAGTAGCGGAACAAGTGGTTCATCTGGAACAAGCGGTTCTTCTGGAACTTCTGGAAGTAGCGGAACAAGTGGTTCGTCTGGAACTTCTGGAAGTAGCGGAACAAGTGGTTCATCTGGAACAAGCGGTTCTTCTGGAACTTCTGGAAGTAGTGGAACAAGCGGCTCTTCTGGAACTTCTGGAAGTAGCGGAACAAGTGGTTCATCTGGAACAAGCGGTTCTTCTGGAACTTCTGGAAGTAGCGGAATAAGTGGTTCATCTGGAACTTCTGGAAGTAGTGGCACAAGCAGTTCATCTGGAACTTCTGGAAGTAGCGGAACAAGTGGTTCGTCTGGAACTTCTGGAAGTAGTGGAACAAGCGGCTCTTCTGGAACTTCTGGAAGTAGCGGAACAAGTGGTTCATCTGGAACAAGCGGTTCTTCTGGAACT